CTCAATGATCTTTTCTTTCTCGTTGGCAGTCTCTTTCGCAGTTTCTAATTGTTGTTTCGCTGTATCGACAACTTTTAGAAGTTTTGAAGTTTCGCTCTTGCTGTTCAAGAAACTTTGTGTGTATTCTTGAGCATAAGAATCGAACAATCTGCGACCAAAGTCATTTTTACGTGCCGCTTCAATATCATCTTTTAGTGAACTAATCTCTTTGTTAAGAGTTTTGCCAACTATTTCTGATACCTTGTCAGCGCCTTTTGATATAAAGTTGTTTCTTACTTTTTCAAAATGCCCTTTTGCTTCACGGATTAGACGTACCTTTGTTTCGGCAACGTCTTGTTTGTCTTGAAGATGGAACTCACTAATTTCTTTAGATAGAGCCTCAACCACAAAGTCCTCAAGTTTGCTGAAATTTTCAGCCATTACTTTTTGGTCATTGTGTAGTTCAGCAATTTCGCTTTTAAGTTGTTCAAAAACAAACGCTTTCAGTTTTTCTGAATGCTCACGGATTTGAGTAGCATACTTAACTTTTTCTTCTGCTAACTGCTTCTTGTCTTCCGCGAACTCAGCCATTTCTGCTTCGATTCTCTCTGATACCATTTTATCTACAGCATCAGTTAAATTTGCTTTGTCGTGTTCATACTTCTCTGCAAATTCACCTCTCAAATCGGCAGTAACAGCAAGTTTGTTTTCTTCAACTTTCTTGTTCCACGCTGATTCTATTTCTGCTCTGATCTCTTCCGAAATTGCGTTCGTTTCAAAAAGTGATTTCAGTGCTTCTAACATTTTATTTTTCTCCTCTACTTAGATTGGAGTTTTCCAATTATGTTTACTAGTTTTTCTTTTAGATATTGTTGTGCCTGTTTGTCCCTTGCTGAGTTAAATGCTTTATAACCGCCGTTTGTATTCATTAGGTGCTCGTAGATTGGCTTAGGATATGCTCCTGGCGCCGATGGTTGTGCAACTATGTCAACGGTAATAATTTCAAAATCTGATACTTTTCCGGATCCGTCTTCTGATACATTACCACTACCACGCGATGAGACCCCTAATTTAACTCCGCTTTCCAGCATTGTTTTAACTAGAGCCCCCATCGGTGTTGGTAATACTTTTAATTTTCCGTATCCGTTAGGTCCGTCCATCCACATTTCATTAACCATGTGTGATACACGATCCAAATTGATGTTTAAGCCTTCTGGATGATCAACTTCACCGAGAACTGAATATCCTCCCTTGATTTGATCGTTGAGCGTACTGACAGCCCTTTGGATTTCGTTAACAGGGTACACTCTCTGGTTGGCGTTCTTCACACCACCTTGAATGCATATGCCTTTCATGTAAAGGCTTTTACCGTTGTTTTCATCCTTAGACTCAACGACAATACCCGCTTGGTCGAAAGTCAGTGTCTCACGTAGTTGTAACATCCGTTTTCCTAATATCAACTATTAACTGCCAATTGCAGATTTCTTAGATGAACCATCTGTTCCGTCTGCTGTATTAGCCTTTGCCGCCTTTGGAGCCGCACTTTTGTTACCAGGTTTGTTGATGTTTCCGCCGTCATGCTCTTTAGCCTTTGGTGCAGGTCTACCTTTTTCCTCACCACCTTGGACTAAACCTTTTGCATCTGCTTTTGCATCAGTTCCGCCTGATTTAGCAACTGGAGACGCTGTGTTGTCGCTACCATCTGAATGTTTTGCGTCAACTTTGTTCACGTACTCTCTTATTTCTTCTGTTGCTGATTTTGGAGCAGTTTCTTTCGATTCTACTGCCTGTGCTACTTCTTCAGGAGCAAGTTCAGGAGCAACTTCTGTTTCTCCCTCTGCATCTTGACTTACAATCGCTTCGTCTTCTTTGTCGTCGCCATTGTCATCGTCGCCATTGTCGTCAGCGTCGTCGCCTTTGTCTGACATCATTTTTTCAAATTCTGCCTTAAGGTCGTCAATTGCATCTTCCAAGTCAACAACTCTGTCTTCCATGTCTTCGTGGTCATGGTCAGCGTCGCCTTCCTTGTCTTCTTCACCTTTGTCTGCTTCGATGTCACCCATCATATCATCAGTTGCGTCTCCGCCCATTTCTGCTGGTACTACTGGTGTTTCTACTGCTGGTGCTTCTGAATCTTGAACATCTGCTAATGATTCATCAGTTGCGTCTTCATCTTTTGACTCTTCTTCTTTTGCTTCTTCGTCTTTTGATGCTTCTTCAACTGCTTCATCTTCTTTAGCGTCGTCTTTTGATGCTTCTGTAGTTTCTTCGTCTTTAGTTTCTTCAGTTTTTTCTTCTACTTTGTCGTCTTCTTTTTTGTCTTCTTTAGACGCTTCTGTAGTTTCTGCTGATTTTTCTTTAGACTCTTCTTTTGAAGTTTCTTCTACTTCGATATCTTTGATATCATCTTCTAAAAGACCTTCATATATTGATCTTGATTTTTCAACAACGATATTGTGGAAAATCTCTTCAGCCGCCGCTTTGTCGTCGGCAACTAGTTTTTCAAGCATTTGCTCGAATTTACTTTTGTCTGACATTGTTTTTCTCCTATTAACGTGTTTTGATAAGACTGTCTGTTATTATTTACACTTTTGTTAATAAAACGGGTCGATAAAGGGCCGTTAGATCCCTTTTTGACACCGATTTTATAGGTGATACTGATGTTTAAATGCAGATACAGTCATTTCTGAGTAATTTGTGTATTTTTTGAGGTCTTCTGCTGGAAAACTGTGACCACTGTCAGGTACCACTCTGCAAAATTTCTTCAATCCATTCTTTTGTAGAATAATTGCAGTCTGTCTGTTCCAGTTGCCATGGTAGGTTGCTGTATCTGAGTTCTTTTTGTAGTTGGGTGTGTCACCATATATGTTGTTTAACTTGCCTTGTTCGGTGCCTAGAAAGTCAAAACCCAACAGATATATCATCTGATGATTGTGTGAACAAGCCAACCACAGTGCTGTGGGGCCTGATGACCAACCCAGGCTTGGTTCAAAATAGTTTAATCGCTTAAATTTCTTATACGCATGATTAGGATTGGTCCAAACAGGCATTCTTAATTGTGCTCCTGCGTCACATATCTCATTAATCATCTTGGCGTCAACAGCCACTAGGTAATCTGGGGTGTTTTGTCTGTATACGGCGTTGCAGGCGTAAACTTTTCCTATCTTCTTCAATGGATCGAAAGGTATTGGCTTACGACTGAGACCATTGCCCAATACAAAAGCAACGGACATTTATTATACCTCTGGTTGATTGGCTGAGCCGTACATTTGTCTCACAAATACAAGTTCTTTTTCCTGTTCGTCTTTGTGGAATTCTCCGGCTTTTCGTGCTTTGTTAATCTGTTTAAGGCTTAATCTTGTTTTACGTGTGTCGCCTTTTTGCATGATTGATTGATCTTCACTAGGATCGTATTGTTTTTGTTCGCCTGATTGCGTAGAAATTTGATCGAAGTAAAATAGTTCACGTAATATCATGTTAATATTTATGCTCCTGGCGTAGGAGTTGGTGGTGTACCGCCTCCTGTTCCACCTGCTGGTGTTTCTGGAGTGTCTGTGCCTGGTTCTGTCGCTGGAGCATCTGGTTCCGCCGCATCTAAGTCTGCATCTATACCTGCTGTACTGATTCCAGCACTTCTTAATTCAGTTGCTGACGTAGTTGGCTTCGCTTTGATGTTCTCATCATTCTCTTCTCTCCATAGTTTTTCATTTTCAGCCATTTCTTCTGGAGTTAGTCCTAAGAATCTTTGTAGTGCATAACGTTTGCTGACATAAGGAACCTGTGCAATCTGTGTGTATGTGCTAATTCTGTTGTTATCTACTTCTGCTTGTCTGTAAGATGCAAAGTTCATTGGTGGTTGGAACTTTATATCAAACATTGCATCGTCAATGTTTACACCTTTTTCTATCAAATACTGTTTAAACTCTTGATTAAATTCATTAGATACTAAATTTTGTAATCTTTCACAGTACTTGTTAAATCTTAATTCTTGTATGTAAGCAGTTCCTACTCTGCCATCGTTGTATTGGCTTTGTCCATCGTCTGCACCTGTTGGCAGATAAGAACTTGGTATACGTAAGCCTCTTAATAGTTTGTTTGTAAAGTATTTTAGGTCATCAATCTCACCTAAATTAGTACCACCTGGTAATGTTTCTACTTTAGAACCTCTACCTTCTGCTGTTTGTGGGAAGAAATAATCTTCATTAATTGATAATGGATTGTAACTTGAATCAATAACGTTTGTACCACCACCTGTGCTTGACGGAATACGTCTTTGGTGGATCTCAGTTTTTACTCTTTCGACAAATTGCATTGCCAAGTGAGACGGCATATTACCTACGTCTATGTAGAACACACGTCTTTCAGGTGCTCTTTGTACTCTGTAAATTATAATTGCATCTTCTAATAGTTCTTTTTGTTTGTAAACCTTAAACACACTCTCTAATAAACTGTTTCCGAAAGGAAAGTTCATGTCTAACCCTTCGGATAAACTTAGATGGAATATGTGTTCGGCATTAACCGCTATCTCTCTTTGCCCTGTAGAGAATCTAGTACCTGGTGAATCTTGATAGTTTGCACCAACCATACCTCTTACACCGCCAGTTAAGTATCCTGAACCACCGCCAGTAACGTTTCCTGTTGTTTGATAAGGAGTTGTTGCAACTAAACTTTTAAAATTAAAATTAATATCTCTTATCACATACTGCTCAGGAGTTTTTCCTGTGCTTTCATTTACAATAATTTTAGAAACCTTTGCTGGATCAACGTGAAATAATTTTTTCGTTTCAGGATCTCTAATAAAGAAAGCATCACCAAACTTGAATACATTACGCATAACCTTAAAGATACGTTTGTTGAAATCATTTAATTTGCACCATTGGTTCAGATATTGTTCTATAATTTGTACTTCTGTGTTTGTTGCTTTTTGTTTGTATGTAAATTTGAAAGGCGTGTCGTTTTGTGAATTATTCTGTGTACAAAATTCTGCAAGAATGTCTAGTGCGGCATTTACCTCACTGTCCATATCCATTACGTTGTATTGTCCGTATCTTTCAATCCTGTTTGGTGCACCGCTGTACACATCTGGAAGATATGATGAATAGTTTGTTTTTGCTGGACCTGGTTTGCCCGATGCGGCACCGCCCATTGCTGAATATGTTCCGTCTGTTGCACCTGCTATAGGTACTTCACTAAAAAATTTTTTCCAACTCATTATATTGCTTCTGCTACCTCTGTTGATGATCTAGATGTTGATTTAGCATATCTTGTATTTTCACTCATCACCATTAAAATCTCTTGCATTGTACTATTTAACTGATCCAATTTATCTCCTGTTCCTT